GACCGCCTGGATCGTCGGCCAGGCCGTCTGCACCTGCGCGACGAGCCAGCCCCATACCTCGGTGGCAATATCCCGGATGCCCAGGAAGTTCGTGGCAAAGGCGACGCCCAACGCCGCGATGGCTACCACGACCAGCCCAACGGGCGAGAGCAGCGCGCCCAGACCCGTCGAGATGGCACCGACCAGCACCAGCACCGGACCCGCCACCGCTGCCACGCCGGCCAGGGTGACGATGATCCGCTTGGTGCCATCATCCAGGTTTAGCAGGTGGTCAATGATCGGCTTGGTCTGGTTCATCAGCTCCGTCAGCATGGGGAGGAGCACCTGTCCCACGCTGATCTTGAGCGCCTCCAGGGAGTTCTGGAACGAGGCCATCAGCGCGGCCATAGACTGCGACTGGATGGCAAACGCGGCCTCCGTCGCCCCCGCCGCGCCCGCGATCGCCTCCAAGTCCTCTGCAAACGGACCCATGTCCTCGCGGGTTAACGACAGCGCGGCCTTGAGCGCCCGCACGTTGGGGAAGAGCGCGCTGAGCGCCTCCACGTTGCCGCCCGTCGCCCGCATTACCTCCTCCATCGCCCCGCCGAGACCCTTACTTTGCAGTGCCGCTACCGACAGGTCGATGCCCAACTCTGCCGCCGCCTGCGCCGCCTGCTGCGAGGGCGAAATGAACGACAGCATGAGTTGGTTAAGGGCAGTCGAAGACTCTGCGGCAGAGATGCCAGCTTTTGTCATCGTCGCAAAGCCGGCGCCCAGTTCCTCGATGCTCACCCCGGCGGTCGCTGCCGTGCCGACCACGTCGCCCAGGTTCACCGCCAATTCCTCGAACGACACGACGCCGATATCCATCGTCTTGAACAGCACGTCCGACACCCGCGTCGCCTGGTCGGCTTGCATCCCGTAGGCGTTCAGCGTGGCGGTGATGGCCTTGCTGGCGACAGCCGTATCCGTCAGGCCCGCGCTCGCCGCCTTGGTGCTGGCCTCCAGCACTTTCATGCCGTCAGCGCCCGCAAAGCCCGACCCCTGGATGTCATAGAACCCGGCGGCCAGGTTCGCCGCCGAGTCCGTGGTCTTGGTGATGTCCATCGACATGGACACAAACGTCTCGGATAGCGCCGCGATCTCGGCGTCCGTCTGTCTCGAGACGGACTGGATGCTGCGCATCTCGCGGTCGAGGTCTGTCGCGGCACTGACCGCGCTCTTGCCCATCAGCACCAACGGGGCGGTCAGCGTCGCCGACAGCACCCCGCCCACCTTCATGGCGCGCTCGCCAAAGTCGTGCAAGGCGCGGCTGACCGCGTTCATGCCCCGTTCGGCGCCGCTTGTATCCGCGCCGATCAGCACCTTTAGTTGTGCGGCTGTGATGGTCATCTCCGCTTACTCCGCTCCGCTTCTGCCGCGCTCTCGGCGCTCTCCGCCACCAGCGCCCAATCCCGCCAGATGGCGGGGCGCCCGGCCAATTCCCATGGCGCTACCCCCAGGTATTTCGCCGCCCGAAGCAGCAGGTACCACTCTGGCGGCTCCCCCACGCGCCCGTCGGTCGCTAGCCAGCGGCGGAGCGCCCGCCGCTCGTCGGGTTTGGGCGCATGTTCTCCGTGATCGCCTCGACTACCCGCGAGAGGAACTCGGTAGGCAACTGGCGCAGGGTCGCCTCATCCGTCGGCAGCGATGTGCCGTCTTCATCGAGCAAGTCCCACGACACCAGCATGGGCGCCAGCACCGTCACCAGGCTGGCCCCGCCGCGTTGCGCCTGTACCTGCTCGTGCATCTGATCCTCTGCCGCTGGCGTTAGACCGCTAGGCCGATAGACCACGTTCAGCGTCTCGCCATCAATGTCGATGGCGACCTGCGCCGTGTTGCGCTGTAGTTTCCCAATGGATACTGGCATGTGCCCCTCCTAACTAGAGCGCGCTCAGGGTGTTGACGAGCTGGACGGTGAGTGCCTGTTCCCAGTCCGCGTCATACGTTGTGGCGAATTCCCATTCGACGGCATACACCCCGTCCTCGTCCGAGAACCTCCCCACCGCTGACACCGTGCCGCACATGTCCAGTTGCAGGCGATACCGCTCGGAGTCGGCGATTACCGGCCCGGTTGCCTTTAGTCGGATGTAGCGTTTGGCTCCCTCTCGCATGGCCGCGAGCGGCTCCATCCCGGCGTCATCGGCGGCAAGGAGCAGTTTGAGCGTGGCGGTCGGTGCCGTCTCTACATGCGCCACGTAGCCGGACGCGGCGCTGTTGAGCGCCCAGAGCGGCGCGAAGCGGTCGCTGATTTGTAGCTCCGCACTCAGGGCGCGGGTCAGTTGGGTGCTGCCCAGGCTGCCCACCACGTCATCCAGGTATACGTCGATCTGAGTCGGCAGGATTGGTACGGGCGGAATCACCAGGGATACGGGCGATCGCTCGATGTCATCCTGCAACGCCTGGCCCAGCATCGAGCCGCTCAGATCAATATTGTCGCGGTTGATGGACAGGCCCAGCGACGTGATCAGCCCGTAGGTAAACTTGGCCGCCCGCTGCGCGCAGCCGTGCTCCACGGTAAACGTCTTGATCGTGTCCTCTGCGCCCTGGGCGATCGAGAACGTCCACAGGTATGCGCCGGTGCCCTGCGACGCTGGGGCCTCATAGGACAGCAGCCCCGCCAGCAGGTAGGCCAGGTCGTTGTAGGCCGCCTGGCCGCTGATGGACGCCTCGACCCACTCCGTGCCCAACGCTGCCAACACGGGGAACTTGCCGCCCATCGGGCGGAAGCTGGCGATCTCGGCATGGATGGACGGCTCAATAGATGTCGCCTGCAACTGGGTGCCTGCGGTCACGCTGGTGCCGGGCACGGTTTCCACGCCGAGTTGCGTGATCTGATGGATAGTCGCTCTCTCTGTCATCGCTAACTCCTCTATTGCGCGATCATGCGCCACAACCCGCCGAGATGCCGATAGGGGACCCCGGCGCTAATCTCCACATAGGCCACGGGCTGCTCGCGTACGCACATTAGCACCTGGCCGTCCAGCACGCTGCCCGACGCGCCCTGCAAGAGCGCATCCAACCGGTCGGCGACGGGCTGGAGCGGCGCAAAGCTCTGCCCCTGGCCGATCGCCTTGATCTGATACACCGCCGAGACCATAATCCGCGCTGGCCCCACCCCGCGCACGTCGTAACCGCCCTGGTAGCTGTAGACCACAAGGGGCCAGGGCGGCGGCGCGCCCTGGGGGGCGACATAGCTGTAGATGCGCCCGCCCACCAGCGTGCTCAGCAGCGAGTCGCCACTCAGTAGCGCGTACAGCCATTGCTCGATGCGGACGGTCTCAATCATCCAATAGCCCCTTCATCGCGGCTTCAAAGCCGGGTCTCACCGCTTCAGCCGCCGGCCCCAGGTACGGGCGGGCGGCCATCCTGTGAGTGCCATACTCGACATAGGGCGCGTACTCGACATGCGTGCCGACAATCGCCGTCAGGTCGTTCTCCATCGTCGTTTGGATGCTGTTTTTCAAGTTGCCGGTATCTACCGGCACGACGGCTTTCGCGTGCGCCTCAATATCGTAGGCAGCTTTGCGGATCGCGGCGCTAGCCTGCCGGCGTAGCTGGGCTTGCAGCTCGGGCAGCTTGTCGAAGACGATCTTGGCAACAACCAGCGACTGGGCCATCACACCACCTCGCTGCATACCACCCGTCGGGCAATCTCCTCACTACGCGCCAGCACACTCACAACCTCAAACGTCCGCGTACCTACGGCAATCCGGTCTGCCGGTTGCACGTCGGTCCCTGCTGGTAGCGTGATCGTCCAGGTGGAGGTCGCCGCCATGCGCTCCGCAATTACCCGCTCCTGCGGTGACTGGCCCGATGGCGCGACGCGACAGGCCGCGGTGGCGACGCTCTCCCAGGTCTCGATCTGCCCACCTGCACCGTCTGGCTCCAGCGTCACCCGCGAGATCTCGCAGGTATCCGGCAGACTCGCGTTCAGCGTCGCGCGCATGGCGGTCAGTTCAGCGGCGGTTAGCATTGCTACAGCGTCGCGTCGTAGAGGACGCGGATGTTGAGCGTTGCCACGTTGTCACCCGCGTTCGTGACGAAAATGGTGTCCACGTCCGCCGTAAACGGGTTCGCCTGGCCGCTGGAGGCAGCCCACCAGAAGGGCACGCCCGCCTGGAGCGTGATGGTGTCATCGGGGCTAGTGCCGTCGTTGGTCTCGATGGTCACGTCCTGCGTGGACAGGGCGAAAAACGACCTCAGGGCGGCAAAGGGAAAATCCAGGTCGAACTCCTGGTCGGGCGTGGCGGCAGCGATCGCCAGCACCCGATTCTGTTCGGCGTTGGCGACCTCCGTCACTGTGCCGCTGATGTTCAAGCCTCCCGAGCCGCTCCCGCTCCAGTAGAGCGCCGTGCGATGAGTGATTGCCATTTTCTCTCCTTCTCAGTCCGCCTCTCCGGCGGATACATCGCTCCGGATCAGCTTGGCTGTCACCGGGCGCTGCTGCCGTCGGTATTGCGCCGCCAGACGCAACAGCGCCACCTGCCGCTGTGAGCGGTGGAACGACTGGCCGTCCGTGTTAAAGTCGAACTCCAGCGCCACCTTGGCCGCCCACATCTCCAGCAGATCCGCCGCCGCCCCGTAGACGTCATACTCCCCCTCACCATAGGGGTGAGCCTCCAGCGCGGCCTGTATCTCCTGGTCGGTGAACACCGCGCCCGCGCCGGGCTGGTCGGCGATGAGCAAGCGCACGCGGTCGATCCGGTCGGTCATCGCCTAGTCCTTGAACACTATCCAGTTGATGACCTGACCCTCGGTCACGTTGTAGGTCGACGAACCGTCGGCCACCGTCAGCGCGCCCCCGACTATGGTTACCGCCGCGTCGCTAGTCAC